AGTTTGCTTTTAACATCATAATTCTATTCTCAGGAACAAGAGGACGTTTCATTGACATGTAATAAGCAAGACCACATGTAAGACAGGGTAAAAATCTTTTAGGTAAGTCTGCATTCTGTATTGCAGATTTATTTACATCCTGAAGTTCAGAAATAATTTCCATCTTCAGAACATCTGTAGCATTATCAGGAAGCGGCCAGACAGACATGACAGGATTATCACGTTCTCTACGTATAGAGTATTGACTAGGACGACCTGTTTGTGTCTTGTTAGGAATAAGAAGATATTGTTCAGGAGTAATACGCTGAAGTTGAATGTCTGTGCTATCTCTATTAAGAACAACTTCCAAAGCATCTATAGTAGAAGACGCAAGAGAATAAGTTGCAGTACTGGCAGCTACAGTTACACTGGAAACAGAAGTACTCCAAAGAAGAACACCCCTGTTCTGCCAATCTTTAAGCATAAGATTAATAGAACGACGAGCAGAAGCTGGTTCATGACCAAGCGTATCCTCACCACCAATCATTTCTGTAGCTTCTTGTATAACCTCATCTATATCGAGGTTAAAATCATATGTGCCTGAGACTGCCATTAAGCTCTATACCTTCTTGTTTTTCGTGCTATCTTTTTGGGCTGCTTCACGTACTGCTTCCCGGCAGCAGTCCCCTTTCTCTTTGCTTTGGTGGTCGCTGCATATTCCTTTGACGTCAGGGATTTGATTGCTTTCTCCGGCAAATACCTTTCTCCGGTTTTGCTTGATGGCTTGCCTGACTTTGTTTTCCATTTTTGTTTTGTCCACTTTGAAAGTTTATTAGTAGATTTTTTCTTACCGCTGTACGATCCACCAGAATCTTTATAGTACTTAACAGCAAGCTGCATTGCACGGGCAGAATGTTTACCGCCCATCTTGCGCTTTGCTCTGGACTTAGCAGCGGCCCACTTCTTTGGGTCACGCTTAGTAGCTGTGCCGCCCTTCTTACGTAGAATCATTTCTTATGTATCTTCTGAACTTCAAAGCTTGCTTTCTTTGAAGCACCTTTGTGTGCTAGGTAACCACCAGTAGGATTCTTCATAAGTTTAAATCCTTTACCAGACTTCATCCAGTGAAAACCTTTAGGAGCATCTACTGTCTTCTTCATTAACATCTCCATCTTTTGCGAGCTTGCCTAAGTCTGCTATTAGGATTCTTAGCAGCCTTTGGAAACTTCTTCATTTGTCCAGCAGACCTAGCACAGTATGACTTACGCCGGGATGCACGTTTACCTGTAGGTTTCTTTTCAGTTACAGCAGTTTGTAATTTAGAACCGGGGTTCTGTTTACGATACTTAGCAACACCCTTCTTAGTCATACCGGCACCAGACTTGGTAGGACGCTTCATGCCCCGACCAATAGTCATGCCCTTCATGTTACTAGGTTTTCTTTTTTGCTTTACTGCCATATGTGTACCTAAATTTTTTTCCCATATAATTACAAAGATTATTTATGTATTCGTTAAAATCTTTATAGTCTTCCTGATTAGGTCTAGTACCTGAAAAATCTATTAAAGTATAATCATCATAACCTTCTTGTACAGACTTATTATATTTAATAAGAAATTCTTTAGCAACCATTTAATAGTTAGTCTTCTACTTTAAAAGACTTACCCTGTTCATAGTCTTCATCAACTACAACATCCTGCGGCGGTCCCTTAACAGCCGGTCCTTTACGAGCAGCGCCATATCCCTGTCCAGTGGGACGACCCACAATCTCATCAAGGTTATGGGGCCGTTTAATTAGTGTATGTGGTCCAACCATCTAACTTCTCCTTTTGCATTTACAATAATTAATCATAGCTAGAATCTACAACCTGACCACCAACCATTTTGTAAGATATTTTACCACCATTCTTTTTTCTGTTAGCACCCATCATTTCAAAATCAGCACCAGTAATCATACCATCTTTATTAGCATCTAGTTTTTTCTGACCGCCGACCATTCCGCCGCCCATCATATCTTTTTTCATATAGCCACCACCCATCTTTTTAATTGGCTCGTCCACTGGAATTCTAGTGTAGTCTTCACCCAGATCTTTACTTATAACAATTTTATTTTTCTTTTTAGGAACAGGAGGTTTTCTTTTAGGCTTTGGTACATTTTTAATTTTCATTATGGATTCCCTTGTATAATTGTGTTGGGACCACCAGCAGGAGAAGCAGCAACTGCCATGTCATCCTGTCTGGTACGTCTTGCTTGATTGCGAAGTTGATCTATTGCTGTTTGATACTGCTGTTGCCAGACAGGCAGAGTAGTCCAATCCTTCATATACATAGTAGCCTCTACCATACATCCGGCAAAGAGAGCCTCATAACAATACTGACTAAAGTAGTTTGTGGTTGTTACGCTGGTTCCTGTAGCAGAGGCAAGGGCAAGCGGCTGTGACTGTGATTCTATTTCTACTGTAAGTACAGAAACTGGAGTAGGAACAATTTTAATACTTGAATTATTTTTACGTGTATAGTACCGGGGTGTCCCGGTGGAAGCACTTACAGGCCAGTAATCATTTACATACTCTGTTGTTCTCTGTAAGAGATTAGTAACAGAGGTGCCGTTACTTACCACAAAATTAACATTGCGTACAATCAATGCTCTATCATTTAAAGGAATAGCCCCTGCGTTTCCACCAGAGACTGACACACTATTATATTCATTAAGACCTACATCGTCAAGGTCTTTTACAAGTCTAAATTCTGTTTTCTTGACAAAAGCAGATACCTGCGTAGAAAACTCTGAAGAGTCATTCTCCGTTGTATTAACTAAGTCTGTCTTTAGGTAAGAGTAGTCAGGCATGACTAGCCAACATATAGTGTAATAGTGGGGGCCATTGCCGCTGCACCAGAGGTTGCAAGACTTACAATACCATGTACGCCTACACCCATATCTCCTATATAAGTATCCTGTGAATCAAGAGCAGCAACACGATATCGAATCGCAGTACCTGTTGCTGTCTTATTTGTAATCTGCTTTGTGCCTTTAATAATAATATCTCCAACAATAGTGGAGTATACATGCATTGCCATAATACGAGTAGTTGCTGGCGTAGGACTACTTCCTGTTCCCTCATCACCAAGTGTTAGATTAGTATCCACATAACGAAAGCCAGTTATAATAGCACCATCACTACTTACATTTTGTGCTACTTTAATATTAGTTGCCATTCTCTTCCCCTTTTAAGAGTAAAGAGAGAGTGACCGAAGTCACCCTCCCTTACTTGGTAATTAACCAGCACTACCGTACCAGCCACGCCAATCGGAAACACCGAAGCTATAACGCTCCCGTGCCTTGAACCGAAGGTTGCCAGTATCGAAGTCTGGTTCCATCTTGGTCTGAAGCGGCGACCGGACGAACATCTTCGTGCCGTTCGGAACATCCGTTTTAACAAACCATGCATCCGTATCAGTGAAGCGACGGTTAATGAAGAAACCTTCAGGAACCATGCCCATGTGACGGGTAGCGTTGATGGCGTTGTTGTTCGGATTAGCCTGTGCAGCACTCGTCTGAGTGTTACCGGGGCTTGAAAGAACACGATCTGCAACTGCCCAGTAATCAACCGGGATATGCAGCGAAATGGCGCTTGCACCAACCAGAATACCACGATCATCTTTGGTCTTCTGAATGGCAGTAAGTGCCGTTTCAAGAGTTGCTTCTGACAGATCAGCCGCACCAAGAAGGTTAGACTGAAGTCCATCAGAAATCGTCGGATGAGCAGCCGAGAAGAATGCCGCACCATCACCAATAGTTCCAGAGAAACCATTGTTGTAGATGTTAGCGGCTTTTACCTGCTTGGTGTTTGCCATAGCACGGGCAAGACCTCTGGCACGAAGCTTCGCAAACGTGTCATACAGGTTGTCTTCCATAGCTTCTTCAGTGACAGCAAAAGCAAGCGCAACGGTTTCGGCAGTATACCGAGCCGTGTAACTTTCCTGTGCATCATCGTAAGAAACCGCAGCACCCTCACCCTTGGTAGGTGCAGTGCCAAAGCCGGTGAAGAGGACTTCTTCTTCAAAAGCTCTGTCTGAGTTTTCTACATCATAAAGAGGTTCATGTTCGTTGTTAACCTCTCCATACTCCATTCCGAATACGGCGTTAAGACCGGGAAGGAGTTCTTTGCTAATACTAGCTCTATTAATAGCCATAATAAATCCTTCCTATTAAGCCGTTGACGCCGTGGCCGTCACAAAACGATCACGATGATGGTTAAGCCATACTTCTACAATCGGGAAAGCATCCGTATCTTTTTCATCTGGATACTGAGCCTTACCAATAACACGTACAGCAGCAGCAGCTTCCGTACCAGACGCACCATCAAGGTAGTAACTGGACTGACCCGTTCTGGTGTTACCGGAAGAAGCCGTGGAGCTTACGGTTACATTGTAGTTTTTGACAATAGCCAACTCTCCCGCCGAAAGCGACAGAGAAGCCTGAATGTAATACGTCTGATCTGGATCAGTGATTACAAAGAATTTAATGTCCGTGGCAGACACTCCCCCCGGCCAATACCGAGAGAATTTCTGTTCGCCATTTTCAACATACTGACAACCCATGAAAACCCCTGAAGGCTTTAGAGTTGCAGCAATGTACGGTGAGATCGTTGCAAAGTTTGCACCCGGAAGAACAACCGGATCACCAGTGAAAATGCTGTTGGACGGCGACTGCGCCTGACCCGTAGAGGTCAACGTAATCATATCCGTGACGGCTTCATTATTGTAGCCCCCACTCTTTTTGCGAGCAGGAATGAAACCACGAAATGCTTTAGTAGTAGACATGTTTCATCTCCTTAATTATGAGGAAGTTAGTCCTGAAAGGACGGTTGTCTTCCCCGTGTTGTGACAGAACGACTCGTATTAGTAATAGGCATACGAGAGTCAGAGCTTTTCATCAACTGAGAGTTGACAGCTTCCATCTGATCGTTTGCTTTACTTTCGTAAAATTTTCTACGAGCGTTCACTTTACCGGCTGGCATTTTAACCAAGGCTACATCACCTCGACACACAGAGCCTTGATACCTGCCTTCATCCCTCACGAAGGATGTAATAGACATTTCGGGAACTTCATCTGGAGTCACAAACACCCAACCTGCCTGTAATTTCTTACCAACATTTGAAATGTCATCTTTACCTTGAAGGGAGACTCGTATCCAACGTAACGCCATGCCTTCATTATCAAAACGTGCTTGCACATTTTCTGGAATGTTTAGGGCATTAGGCTCTTCAAAGTTCCACTGATCTTCTCTAGTATTCTGTTCTCTTGTTGTCTCACTACGTGATTCATTTCGTGTCATATTCTTTCCTCCACGCTTACGTATTTACATTAGTATATTCGCCGTCAGCCTGAGTTACCTTCAGCTTTTCGGCGGCATACTGTTCAAGTGGCACACCCCATTTATTAGCCAAGTTTACTTCTTTTTTAGAGAGCTTGACTTTTTTGTTTGAGGACGGAGACGAGCGTGAAGCCCCCGACACCACCTGAGCAGGTTGTGACGTGTCTGAAGTACTTTGTTCTTCAGTTTCCTGCACACGATTCTTACTTTGACCAAAGGCTTTTTTAAGACGTTGATCAATTTCTTGGTAAAATTCTTCATCATTGGGATCGTATCCTTCTCCCTTTAGCTCTGCATCAAGTGCAAGAGCGGCTGCTGTTTTAACTGTATCCTGTCCAAACCATTCATTACGTTCAGCCCATTCATTTGCTTTAGGATCAAAGGTCGGCCTTTGAGTTGGGACTTCTTCTTCTTCTTTTTGAGAAGCTAGTTGGATTCTCTGTGCAATACTAGCTTTATATCCCTGAACAGTTTTAAGATCAGATTGAGCAGCAGTTAAAATCTCTTGAGCCGACAGAACTTTTTCTTTATCTCCTTCGTCAAAGGCTTGAAGATATGCCTGTCTAGCTAATTCAATATTCTGAGTAAGCTGTTTCTCACTAGCACCTACACTACGACTAGCGATGTTGTTTACTTCGTTTTCTTTTTTATTAATGTTTAACTTTAGTTCTTCATTCTGAAGAATAAGAGCATCGATTCTTTCTTCACGTTCTTTACGCTGTCGAACTAGCTGTCTAATTCTTTTTTCAGCACCCTTAGTTTCTATGCCTTCAAGTTCTTTAGGTTCTTCAGCTTCAACTTTCTGTTCTTCTACAAACTCTTCTTCAACTGCAATAGGCTGGTTTTCTTCTTCTTCAATCTCAAAAGCTACTTGGGTATCTTCCCCACTGTTCTCGGAAACTTCAACAGTTCCCCATCCATCATTCTCGTTACTCATTATATTCTCCGTTGTTTACGAAACAAACGATTTACGTTTATTATATTATAGCACACTATCGTGCTTTTCCCAAATTAACTAGAACCTCGTCCTAAGTTAAAGGTTGGATCAAGGTCTTTAGCATCTTCTACTCTCATAATAATCTGATCATCAAACAAAAGAATAAGTCTTATTCCTTTATAAAACAACTTAGTTCCTGCATGTTTGCCATAGCATACGTAGTCTCCTACATTACACCATGCTCCAGCAGGGAACTTATCTTTATCCATATAAGCCAAGTTTCCCAGTGACAGAACCTGTGCTACGGTAGTAAGATAAGACATATCTTCTTTAGTAGAATCTGGTAGAAGAATACCTCCCTTAGTAATACCCTTAACTGAAACAGGTCTTACCAAGACATGGAAGCCCGGTATAGTGGGTAGTGGGCTGGGATCGGGTGCGTCGTCCTCAGTAATCCACATATCGTTTTTTAGTGCGCCACCTAAACCTACTTGTTGCATTTTTAGTCTTCGTCCTCCATATATATACGTTTTTTTACAATGTCTGTTAGATTATCTCTTGCCCATTCTAGGCTAGAAATAGAACCAACAATTTGTCGATAGTGTGAGTAATCTTCAGCAGAACCATTACCCAGTGTTAATCTTAAATTGTTAATCTCGTTGTTGTACTCTTTTACTACTTCATCCCAAATCTCCATACCTAAATATACATGGTACTCTTGCGAGAAGATTTAATTGGTTTTGGAGTTTCCCATGTTTCTTTGGGCCATTCATTAAGCGCACTGCGGGTAGTACGTCCACCTGTAATGTCCTGTGCATAAGCATCTCCAAAAGTTTTTCCAGTATCCTTTACATGCTCAGGATATCCCTTACCCTTCTTCATCATTAGTCATCTCCTTCATTTGTTCACTGGCTAATTTGACTAGATTTTCTAGTGCAGCCATATCCATTTCTTTATCGTCGTCCATTTGTTTTTTAAGCATCTCTGATATAGTTCTTGCAAACTCTCTATCATTTACGCTTTCAATTTTAGCTTGCTCTATTTCAATTTTAGTTTGAAGCTCTGCTTCTTTAATGGCCTCTTTAGATTCTCTATTCAATTCACTCTGTTCTTCTTTAGACTTACTTGCTGCGGAAGCTTTAAGCATTTCAATAATCTGTGCAGTTTCTTT